TTAAGGTGACAAAAGTTCCGGCGCACGGGCAATTTTCTGCAGCTGCATATGTTGTTCTTCGTGACAAAAAAGAAATTGGTTTGTCACTTGATAATTTTGATACAGCCGATGATGTGATTACCAAAATCCAAGTGGCATCTGTATGATTAAAGAAATCCTAGGCAAGGACGATCCGATCCTCAAGGAGAAGATGCCGGCATTCGACTTCAATAATCCGGTTATGGATTCTGTTGAACTGTACACTATTCTTGCAGAGACCATGCGTGAGAATGAAGGCATGGGTCTATCTGCTAACCAGATCGGTGTGCGTACACGCGCATTCGTAATGAGGGGTGAAGAGATCCTTGGTGTCTTCAATCCTCGTGTAGTTGACGAATCATCGGAGACTGTGACACTGGAAGAAGGCTGCCTTTCGTATCCTAATCTTTTCGTAAAGATCAAGAGACCGAAGAGCATCAAGGTTCGTTTCACGACTCCGGATGGCCAGACGACTACCAAGACATTTACTGGTATGACGGCTCGTGTGTTCCTGCATGAACTGGACCATCTTGACGGCATTGCACATACATCACGTGCCAACCGTTACCATCTCGAGCAGGCCAAGAAGCTTGTAAAGAAATTGAAGAAGCGCCCGCTGAGTGTCCTGCCGGCTATCAGTGACGAGGCACTAGATCTTATGCATGCGTTGCAAAACTAGTGTACATTAATGGCCACGTGTGATAGATTGAGAATATCAACAAGGAGAATATTATGAGTGAAGATTGGGTACGTGACATCGCCGGTATGCATCGGTATTATGGTGTAAATGAAAAGGTACAGGAGTTTGATAAGCAGACTCTTAAGCAGTTCCTTCAATTTCGTATGTCATTCCTGACAGAAGAATTGGACGAAACCAAGAATGCAGTTAAGAACAATGACGCCGAAGAGATTGTAGATGGCCTAATCGATCTGTGTGTCGTTGCTATCGGTACACTGGACTCCATGGGCATTGATTCGTACGAAGCGTGGAACCGTGTTCTACGTGCTAATTTGGCCAAGGAAGTCGGAGTAAAGCCTGAACGGCCAAATCCTCTTGGGTTGCCGGACCTTATCAAACCGGCCGGATGGAAGGCACCATCCCATGATAAAAATCATGGTTTGTTGTCAAAACTAAAATAACTGTGTACAATTAATTCAAGTGGGTGTAAGGTGACTTATATCCACTTGAAAGGTATTTACATCATGATTGCACAAATCTTAACCGATATAGTTGAAGCTCTCACTGTAGAAAAAATTAAAATTGCTGAGAAAGTTGAAGGGGAAGGCCGAGTAGCTTCTCTTAGTGACGAAGGCACCATCATCCGCTTTCTGCAAGCACATCCAGTTTTTGGAAAATATATTTCATCTGGAGAAACCCGCGGTCATGCCGATATGCTTGTTACAGATTATAACTTGGTGACAATTCATCCTGTAAATATCAAAACTTCTATCGGCAGCTCTGACAATGCCACTTCGAAGGGCGGATTTCTTTATGCCTTGACTGATATGACTTTAGATGAGATTCCATTTGCTATGGGATGGAATAAGTTTTATAATCTTCTCGAGTCTCGTAAAGCCGATATTGAAGGTAAAGATTATTGGTTTTTATCTGTTGACAAAAATGATTCTTCAAATGTCATGATACGTGGCGCTAAGCAAATCTCTAAATATGTAGAAAACGCTAATCCAGCCAACTTGCTGCAAATTAATTGGAAAAAAGAAAAGCTTGCTGAACCAGTAAATCGTACATATGAAGAATCACATGATACTTTGGTGAATGGGATTTTGCGCTGTTATATAAAAGCACTCAATAACCTTCCTCTGGCCTGGCGAAAAGCTATAGTGGCAGCATTGGATGTCAATTAACTGTGTACATATAATGAAAACTGTGGTAGATTTAAATTATGACTGAACTATTAGAAGAACTAAAATCCATCTTTTCTGTAACCGAACCGGGTCTAGTAATTGACAGAGAGTTTATTGAACTCCGTGATAACATGAAAACTCGCCTGAATCAAGGCGGTAGAAATGACTTTAAATTTACCAAAGACATTGACTGCTTGATGCTCGAAGAATGGCTCATCAAAAAGAATATTGTTCTTGGTCCATTGGATGAACACCTTACAAAAGGTGGAGCATGTGTCTATGACTGCCGTATTGAGTTGCTAAATAGCACGGCATATGTCGACTTCAAATGCATCGATCAAAACCTGTATTATAACGTTTCTGAGCAGAAAATGGTAACCCATCCATGGGTACAAGAAGGCATTGACAAAGGTCTTCTGACTCATTACTGTTTTTATCAAATGATTCGACCTGAAGATCGTCCGTTGCAAGAAAACGATGTAGTGACATTCAAACTTATCAATGTACTTAATTCTCAATATGTGTTAGATTCGTTAATGCCCTCACAATATGAAGGCAAATATTATAAGGTGAACAAGTATGACCAATGAACGTGAATCAGTAAAAGTCCTGCAAGAATGTATCGACCTGCAGATTAGAAAGTCGCAAGACTATCAGAACCCCAACTCGAATGTAGTGCAGGCAATGCACTATCGCCGTGGCGTAGACTCTATCCATGACACCATGCATGGCAAGATGCTTCGTGCCCAGTCTCTTCTCGAGTCTGGTTCTGCAGCCAACTTCGAATCTCTCGAAGACACCTACAAAGATCTTATCAACTATGCCAGCTTTGCTGTCTCGTACATCCGTGGCAAGATGGAAGGCCAAGATCCTAATCGTGACTTCCTCAACCGTCCAATTATCGACGGCTCAAAGATTGGTGGCAACTCCAGCGTGGCAACTAAGTAATGCTTAAGGTTGAACACATTCGTGAACACTTCATTGAAGAACTGAATTATGGTCGGTTTGTCACCGACAAGACAGGTGTCAAGACCATCGAGATGATTGGTGCCACATTCGAAGCCAATCATCCATCAATCTTCGGCGATGTAAATGAGGATTACATTCAACGCGAACTTGACTGGTACAAGTCAATGTCGCTGTATGTTGATGATATTCCTGGTGTTACTCCTGCTATCTGGAAACAGGTTGCTTCGACTGAAGGTAAGATTAACTCCAACTATGGTTGGGCAATCTATAGTGAAGACAACGGATTGCAGTATCTCAATGTCCTCGATGAATTGACTGCCAATCCTAACAGTCGTCGTGCTGTGATGATCTATACTCGTCCTACTATGTGGTCTGACTATAATCATAACGGCATGAGTGACTTCATGTGCACCAATGCTGTACAGTACATGATTCGTGATGGTCAGCTGGTTGCCGTAGTTCAGATGCGTTCTAATGACGTTGTCTTCGGCTATCGTAACGACTATGCATGGCAAAAGTATGTTGCAGATATGCTGACTAAAGATTTAGGTCTTGACGTAGAACCAAAGATCATCTGGAATGTTGGTAACCTTCATGTCTATGAACGTCACTTTGATAAGGTAGTCTAATGAATAAATGGTCTGAACGTTATATGGATATCGCCAAGTCGGTTGCTACTTGGTCAAAGGATCCATCCACAAAGGTCGGAGCCGTGGTGGTAGGAGACAAAGGTCAGATCCTCAGTCAGGGATACAATGGCTTTCCTCGTGATGTCAAGGATACTAAAGACCGTTATGAAAACCGTGAAGAGAAGTACAAGTACATCGTACATGGTGAGATGAATGCAATCTATAATGCATGTCATTCGGGTGCTTCTCTGAACGGTGCAACTTTGTATGTGACGGGTCTGCCTGTCTGTTCTGAGTGTGCAAAGGGTATCATTCAGGTCGGCATCAAGAAGGTAATCATGCAGTATCCTAAGGATATCAGTAAGACATGGAGAGACTCAATGGTTATAACACTGAAGATGTTCCAGGAAGCTGGTGTTACCTTTATTTGTCATGAGGAATAAGGTACTAGTTGTCGGTATCAATCCTTCTTTCAAGAAGAAAAAGAATCCGACACTTATCCGTCTTCATCGCTGGATGGAAGAACTTGGTTGTAAACCATTCTCATTCACGAATGTAATACACAAAGAAGGTGTGTACAATAAGTCGGATATAGATTATAATTGGATTAATGAATGCAGCCGAGGCTATGACAAGATCATATGCCTCGGTGGTTTCGTATCATCGGCTATGGCCGATATCCCACATCACATGATGCCTCACCCATCTCCTCTGAACAGACGGCTAAATAGTCCCGAGTATGAGAGACAACAACTAGATCTGGCAATGGAATATCTATGGAACTGACACAATACTATGATGAATATCTTCGTTACTTTGAACTGGCCAAGGACCAACAGGCAAAGTGTAACCTAGGCACAGTTCCCTATCTTGAAAGTAATATGAACGACGATCTGTTGGAGAACGTCGAACTCTATGATGTCGTCGAACGTAAGTTCGCCGGCTTTTCTCAGATTGTAAATGATGTGTTCTATGGTTGGACTCCTGAACATCCATACTTCCATAAGATGAAACAAGGCTTCCACACACGTGAGCGTGGGTACATCGCCCGTGACTGGACTGGCAAGCATGCCGACTTCAGTCTGCCAGAGTGGCTGTACGTATTTCTTCTTCACCGCATAACCGGTTCTGGCATTAACTATTCGAGGAAGCCATCCGGATATCACAACACAATCTTGCCTCATCTCTATGAAGCTGACTCGATTGAATGGATGGTTCGTAAGTTAAACCACTATCCACATCCATTCTATACCTCAGTCGGTTATCAGTTTCCTTCCTTCCCAAAAATCCCGGCAGGTACAAACTATCAAAGAGGTGGCGACTACTATCTCTCAGAATATGCTCCGAAGCTTTGCCGTGAGTTAGCCGAATGGCTTGAGCAGTCAAATGCCAAGAAGGACATGCGTGAGATTGGTGAATGGTTGTTCGAATGGAATACCAGGCACGGTCTTAGAGTCTACCGTTTCCAGTATGCTGCATTTGTTGCCGATATTGCTGACTGGTACCCGCAATATGTTAATCTGGATAGCATGTTCTACTATGGCACGAATGCGGTGGAATGCATATCATATTTGGCTGTCAACACCGATAAGTTGAAGAAGGAAGCCTTCCTTGATAAAGTGATGGATAAGATCTACGCCGACACTGGTGCGTATCCATACAATGCAGAAGATGTGTGCTGCGACTTTATCAGATGGGTTGAGAACTATGTCAAGCCAGGAGCAGACTATAACCATCTTGACTTCGACTCTGTTTGGTCCTCGTGTAAAATTAAAGACCATCCGTATGGACGTCAACGTGCGATGTTGGACCTGGGCCTAATAAAAACATTTAACTTGATGACATCACATCCGTCCGATGATACTGTTATTAAAGCCGCCGGTATATCTGTGGAACAATACAAAGAAATGGTGAAAGCGCTATGAGTCATGATAAACACATAACCGATGGTTATAACCAGGATGTAGGTTACCGTTCTTGGGAAGAGGCCAAGGACTACTATCTAAACCTTGCTGCCACATGGACCGATCCCTATCCAGATCCGGTTGTAACTGTGCATGATGGTGTGCGTTGTGTACGTGACGATCTTATCACAGGAACTAAGGTGCGCGGCGGTGACTGTCTAATTTCAAGAATCAATCAGTCGACTATTGTATACGTACAGCCACGTACGGGTCTTGCAGGTGTATCCATCCTTGATGTTGCTAAACGTCATAATAAGAAGGTGAAGTTGTTCATGCCTTCTGCTCAACGGATTTCACACCACCAGGCATGTTGTATCGAACAGGGTGCAGAGGCATCATTCCATCGTATCGCTGCAATGCCGAACCTGAACAAGATCGCCAAGGAATGGGCAGACCAGAACGACGATGCATTCTTCGTTCCGCTTGGCCTAAAGCATGAACTCGTCACTGCTGGTATCGTCAAGGCTGCATCAAAGATTGAAGCACCAGATGAAGTATACGTAGCCATCTCGACTGGCGTTCTTTCGAGAGCAATGCAGATTGCATGGCCGAATGCCAAGTTCCACTCGGTTGCTGTATCACGTAACCTGAAAGCTGGTGAACTCGGTCGTGCTGATGTTATCTCTGACCCTATGGCATTCCAGCAGAGTGAGAAGCCTGAGAATCTGCCACCGTTTCCATGCATAGATACATATGATGGTAAGGTATGGAAGTACATTCCAAAGAATACCGGCCGCAATATCCTGTTCTGGAACGTTGGCGCAGAACCGGTTCTCAACGATCCTACCATCTATGATCGCGTAAATAGTTATCGCGATTGGCCAAAAAAATGTGTACATTTTGCCCAACTTGATGTATAGTGAATAATATGAGCATACTAATCACATCCCCATTCACCCACATATCGTCTAACATCCATTCGCATCGTGCAGCCCAGGCGGCAATATATGCAGACCAGTTAGAGGATGCCGGATACACTGTACATCTAGACCGTACTGGTGATATCCATCCTGATATCAATTCATTCGATACTATCTGTGTCTATCACGGCAATGACTGGGGTGGATCTCTTAACCTATTTGGTGGAATGAAAAACTACGGTAATATCGACAACCTGATTCGCTACTCTCAATTTAAGGGTATTGTGAAATCGTTGTGGATCGATCATCCTAAATATTCTGAGATGCTCGAGCCACGTATGAAGGGTGATATCCATCCTGACTGGGCAAAGGTTGACTGGGAAAACCTGAAGCGTATCGAGAATACTGCTGTGACTCTTAGGCAGATGACGGCAACAACAAAGGTGGTTGCCGGTGATAGCCATGCTATCTGCATGTATCGTCCAGGTTGGTTTGTTAACTCAGTGCCTTTCAAGACTCTACACGGTGCACTCAAGGAAGGTCTGAGTACGTTCATTCAACCGCATCATGAGATTGCTGAGTTCTACTTTGGCAACATCGATGTGCGTCACCATCTGATGCGTCAGGCAAATCCTGAAGAGGCAACTCGTGATCTTGCTAAAAGATACTATGAGCAACTATCTCAACTAGATCTGGCCAAGGTATATGCCTATGAACTGCTACCTATCGAGAATGAGTCTCGTGCATTGCCGAAGACTGGTTACTATAAGGGTACACCGTTCTACGGTGCATGGGAACATCGTGAGACTGTTCGCCTGATCTTCAAGGATGAGATGAAGAAACTTTGTGCACAAGGTAGTGTCAACTTCATTGAATGGGTTGACTACCTCATGAATGATAAGGGTGAACTGGACTTTGCTCACATGGAGAAACCAAAGTCTGTCCATCTATCACGTGATTCCTATCCACACTGGCAAGGTCGTAAATGGAGCGGCTTGTCTGAAACTAAACCATCAACACTAGAGGACTTTTTTATATAATGAGCGCAAAAAGGATTGAAGAAGAAATGAGCGATGCAGGAAAACTTACAATAGGACATGGATCTACTTTGAATGCAACTGGTATACCTGGAACCGAAGGCCCTCCTGGTAAAATGGGAACCATTGCAACTTTTATTCCAGGAATTAAAGCAAAGCATTTAATCGAGTATAAATACAATGAAGGCGAATCACTCAAAGAAATTCAGTCTTACATTGATGCTACGTACGATCAGCATTATTCCCGAAATAAATTCCAAGCAACAGAATTCATCATTGATGCAGGCCACGGCACCGGTTTCAATATCGGGAATATGATGAAGTACACACAGCGTTACGGTCGCAAAGGCGATCCAGCCGAATGGCGCAAAGACCTGATGAAGGTTATCCACTATGCAATTATGCAACTCCACGTCCATGACACAGAAAATAAGGATTAATTATGGGAATTGAAATTAACGTACCAATTGAAAAGTTGCGTGAGCGCAAGCTCTTTGTAGCGGCTCCTATGTATGGCGGACAGTGTGCCGGCATGTTCACTCGCTCGATCGCCGATCTCTCGGCACTATGTACCCACTACGGTATTCAGGTTCGATTCTACTTCCTCTTCAATGAGTCGCTGATTACTCGTGCACGTAACTACTGTGCTGACGAGTTCATGCGTTCAGGTGACACCCACCTGATGTTCATCGACTCGGATATCGGTTTCAACGCCAACGACGTGATTGCATTGCTTGCTCTACAGTCGCAGAATCCAGAAGATGATGACTATGATATCATCGCAGGTCCTTATCCAAAGAAGTGTATCAGCTGGGAAAAGATCAAGCTTGCAGTTGACAAGGGCTTCGCCGATGAAGATCCTAATCAGCTTGAGAAGTATGTAGGCGACTATGTCTTCAATCCTGCTGGTGATCGTGGTGAGATTCCACTCGGTGAACCGGTTGAAGTTCTCGAAGCTGGTACCGGATTCATGATGATCCGTCGTAACACTTTCGACAAGTTTGCTGAAGCTTATCCTCAGCAGATGTACAAGCCTGACCATGTTCGCACAGAACACTTTGATGGTTCACGTGAGATCATGGCCTTCTTCGATACGCCTATCTGTCCAGACACGAAGCGTTACCTGTCGGAAGACTACATGTTCTGTCAGTGGACACGTAATGCTGGTATGAAGGTATGGTTCTGCCCATGGATGCAACTACAACACGTCGGCATGTATGTCTTCGGTGGTAGCCTTGTTGACCTGGCTCAGATCGGTGCAGCAGCCACGGCTGATGTCGGTCAATTAAAGAAGAAAAAGTAAAATAGTGATGTACACTTATCCGCAGTCATGCTATACTGGTAAATGACTACGGATAAGTCATTATAACATGGAGATATATTATGAAGCTTAATACGAATACTACTCAGATCCTTAAGAACTTCTCGTCTATTAATCAGAACATTATGATTAAACAGGGCAACCAAGTAAGAACGATCTCACCTACTAAGTCTGTTCTTGCACGTGCATTCCTCAATCAAGAATTCGATTCGACGTTTGCAATCTACGACCTCAGCCGTTTCCTCGGTACTGTCTCACTCTTCAATGAGCCTGAACTGACTCTTAAGGAATCGTATGTTGAGATCTCTGAGGGTGGTAACAAGTTTAAGTATGCGTTCAGCGATCCGTCACTTATCATGGTTGCACCTGATAAGGAAATCGAACTGCCCAATCCTGAAGTTCGTTTCACTCTCACCGAGGATGCTCTTAACCGTGTTATGAAGGCACTGAGTGTATCACAACTTCCTGACATTGCAGTGACCGGCATCGAAGGTCGTATCCTGCTTCAGGCTGTTGACACCAAGGGTGCAACCAATGACTCGTTCAGCGTTGAGGTCGGTGAG